AACGCCCGACTATATAGACAGGGGCAGGAGAAGCCGGTCATCATCCACCACCTCATCGCTGAGGGCACCGTGGACGAGATCGTGATGAAGTCCCTGGAGAACAAGGACACGAGCCAGGCGGCGTTCCTGGCAGCGTTGAAAGAGAGGCGGGGCGATGAACAGCGAGGGCTACAGAGACCCAACGGCGGAGGCAGCTCTCGCCAGGGTCACAAAAGAAGAGAAGAGGAGGGCAAAGCATGAGGCTATATCTAAGCGGTTCAATCACAAAGGACCCACACTACGAGAGGAAATTCCAGGACGCTGCGGCAAAGCTCAGGGCGAAGGGGTACGAGGCCATCGTCAACCCGGCCGAGCTCACGAAGGTGATCGGCCACGAGTTCGAGTATGGCGAGATCATGAACCTCGACCTGAGCATCCTGGCCATGTGCGACGCACTGATCCAGCTCCCGGGCTGGGAAGAGTCAAGAGGCGCAAACATTGAGTACGGCTACGCGCTGGCCGCCGACAAGCTGATCATCAGCCTGGAGGCGATGCTGGAAGGAGGTGCCTGCTGATGGAGAACGAAGAGATCGGCGCCGTGTATGACTTCCTGATGCAGCCGCACAGGAAGAAGCAGGAGATCAGACGGCTGGAGGAGACCATCGAGGAGCTTCGCGGCTGCCTTCTCCCTGGTGCGATACGATACGACAAGGAGAGCGTTCAGTCGACGCCTAAGAACCAACAGGAGGAGACGATCCTCAAGATCATCGACCTGGAGGGCAAACTGGAGACACTGGGAAAAGAGCGGGCGGCTCTGATCATCGAGGTCAATGAGGCGATCGACCTCCTGGATGATCCGGTGCAGCGCTCGGTGCTCACGTTCTACTACGTGAACCGCTACAGCCCGACAAAGGTCTCCGACCTGATCGGCTACAGTGAGCGGTGGATGTACAAGGTCAAAAAAGAGGCCGTGCACAAACTGTTCAGTGAAATGCAGTGCCGTGGCATGTTATAGTATAAGCAGCGAAGAGCGGGGTGAGAGCCTCGCTCTTCTCCGTTTACGTGAAAAACTAACACGAGCAAGGAGGTGAGAGAGTGCCAAAAGCAAGGAACGCCAAGGCAGACGAGGCTCTGGCGCTCTATAGGCAGGGCCTCAAACTTGTGGAAATAGCCAAACAGCTCGACCTACCTGAGGGGACGGTTCGACGCTGGAAGTGCACATATAAATGGGATGGCGAACGCTCGCAACCACAAAAAGCGAACGCTCGCATCAAGAAAAAGAGCGGCGGCCAGCCTGGCAACAAGAACGCCGTCGGCAATAAGGGCGGCCCAGGTGCTCCACCAGGGAACCAGCGAGCCAAGCGCTGGGGGCTGCTGTCCAAGTACATCCCGAAGGAGACGATGGAGATCATGAACATCACGGCGGACACTTCGCCGCTCGACCTTCTCTGGGATCAGATACAGATCGCCTACGTGGCCATCATGAGAGCCCAGCAGATCAGCTTCGTCACCGACAAGGATGACAGCACCACGACGAAGATCAAAGAGGGCTACAGCGACACAGGCAGCACTGAGGAGTGGGAAGTCCAGCAGGCCTGGGACAAGCAGGCCAACTTCATGAAAGCACAGGCCAGAGCGCAGTCAGAGCTCCGGTCGATGATCAAGCAGTACGACGAGATGCTGCACAAAGACTGGGAGGCAGCCACAGAGGAGCAGAAGGCTCGCTTGCAGCTGCTACAGTCCAAGATAGAAGGAGGCGGCGCGGATGAGGCGCCGGTCATCATTATCAATGACACAACAAGGCGAGACGCGGATCAGTGACCTGATCATCCCAGCCTTCTGGGACGCGTTCAACGATACAACCCACACGCACAAGATCCTGACGTCTGGGCGTGCTGGTACCAAGACGAGCGAGGCAGCCATCGAGGCGGTCTACAAACTGGTGAGCCTGCCAGAGTGCTCGGAGGTAGTCATCCGAAAGAGGCACAACAAGCTGAGGAAGACGGTCTACAAGGAGATCAAGAGGGCGATCAAGCGCCTGGGCATACCGGAGAGCAAGTTCAAGATCACGGTCAGCCCCATGGAGATCACCTACAAGCCCAACGGCAACACGATCTACTTCACCGGATCCGACAGTATAGACGACACCAAGGGCATCATCGACGAGAGCAAGCCGATCAAGCTGGTGCTCCTGGACGAGGTCAGTGAGTTCTTCACCGATGGAGAGGGCGAGGACGAGCTCCAGAACATCGAGGCGACCTTCATCAGAGGCAACGCCGAGGGCTTCCAGATGCTCTACCTCTTCAACCCACCGAAGAACCCCAACGCGCCGGTCATGACATGGCTGGCCAAGATGCAGAAGCGCCCCGACGTGCTGCATGTGCATGTCGACTACAGAGACGTCCCAGTCAGCTGGCTGGGTGCGAAGCTGGTGGAGGCTGCGGAGATCCTCAGAGAGATCGACGAGAGGCAGTGGCGCTGGCTGTGGCTGGGGCTGTGCATCGGCGTGGACGAGGTGATCTACTACATGTTCGGCGGCAAGAACATCCACCGGACAGAGGAGGAAGCCTTTCCGATCATAGGCATCGGCGTCGACTACGGTCAACAGAACGCCACCACATACCAGGCGGCCGGTCTCAATATGAGCCGCCACCGACTGGACGGCCTGCAGGAGTACTACCACAGCGGCCGAGAAACAGGAACCCAGAAGAGCCCGAGCGAGTACGCCAAGGACTTCGTGGAGTTCACCGACGAGCTGCACGAGAAGTACAGCTGCAGCACGTTCTACGTGTACATCGACCCCAGTGCCAAGGGCCTGGCGGAAGAAATAAAGAGAGCAACGCGGTCGTGTGACTACGTCGTGCTGCTGCGAGATGCTGACAACGACGTCGCGCTGGGGATCAGCCGCGTGCAGAAGCTCCTGACCTTCGGGATGCTCTCCGTGGATCCATCCCAGGAGATGGCCGTGCAGGAGTTCGGCCTCTACGAGTACGACAAGAAGAGCATCGAGAAGGGCCGAGAGGTCCCAGTCAAAACAAACGACCACTGCATGGACGCCATCCGCTACCTGGTGATGGGGCTCTGGAGCAAGGTCAAGAGATACCTGCCAGTGCAGGACGAAAAGGAGGACGGTGAGCAATGAACATTTTCACCTACTTGAAAAAGAAGGGCATCGACACCGTCGACAGCTCATTCTACACAAGGATCAAGCTGTGGGACAGCTGGTACCGCGGAAACGTGGCCAAGTTCCACAACTACCGCATCTACCACGGCGCCGGACAGCACACCAACTGCCAGCGCAAGAGCCTGGGCATGGCGAAGAAGGTCTGCGAGGACATCGCCGACCTGCTCCTCAACGAGAAGGTCAAGATCACCCTGGGCGATGAGACGACCAGCGCGTTCGTGAACCAAGTGCTCGAGGACGCCAACTTCAACGTGCAGGGCAACGAGTACCAGGAACGCAAGGCAGCCTGCGGCACTGTGGCCTACGTGCCATACCTCACCGACATGGAGATCGACGAGGAGGGCAACGTCATCAGCGCCAAGATCAAGCTCGACTACGTGGTAGCGCACAACATCTACCCAACGGCCTGGGAGAACAGTCGGATCACGGAGTGCCTCTTCGTGTTCGAGAAGACGTACAACCGCAAGAAGTACGCCCACATGCAGCTCCACAAGAAGGAGCCGATCGAGGGCGGCGGCTTCCAGTACGTCATCGAGAACAGTGTGGTGCTGGCCAGCGATGGAGCTGGCAAGGATCTCACCGAGGAGCAGTGGAACAAGATCCCATACTTCGAGGGGCTCGCTCCTAGAGTGGAAACCGGAAGCGATCAGCCTCAGTTCGTGATCGACAAGCTCAACATCGCCAACAACGTGGACGAGGATGACACCAACCCGATGGGCGTGAGCATCTACGCCAACGCCTGCGACGTGCTTGCCAAGATCGACCTGGAGTATGACAGCTACGCGAACGAGTTCACCCTCGGCCGCAAGCGCATCTTCGTGGCTCCTGAGATGCTGACAGACGCAAACGGCGAGCAGGTCTTCGACCCGAACGACTCCGTGTTCTATCAGCTGCCGGAGGACTTCTTCAAGGACACCAAGGAGGCCATGCACGAGGTCGACATGAAGCTCAGGGTCACAGAGCACGAGGACGCGATCAACAACGACCTCAACCTGCTCAGCTTCAAGTGTGGCTTCGGCACGCAGTTCTACCGCTTCGAGCGTGGCAACGTAGCGACGGCCACCCAGGTCATCAGCGAGAACAGCGACCTCTACCGCTCAGTCGTGAAGCACGAGATCATCCTGGAGGACGTTCTCAAGGATCTGATCCGCGTGATCATACGCCTGGGCAAAGCGGCGAACATCGCCGACCTGGTAGAAGACACTGACATCACGATCGACTTCGACGACTCCATCATCGAAGACAGCAGCGCAGAGCGTAACGAAGACCGCCAGGACGTAGCCATCGGCGCGATGGGCCTGGCCGAGTACCGTGCGAAGTGGTACGGCGAGACCATAGAGCAGGCACAGCAGAACCTTCCAGAGCAGGGCGCTGGGATCCTTCCCTGAGTAAATGGACGAGAGCTACCACAACCTGCTCGCCGCAGGAGTAGAGAAGAAGATGAGAGACCTGGAGGTCTCCATCATGGAGGACATCGTTCGCCGGATCCAGAAGGCTGGCACGATCACCGAGACAGCTGACTGGCAGATCCAGCGCCTCATCATCCTGGGCAACAGCACCGAGGACATCCAGGCACTGATCAGCAAGGCCGTGGACGGCAACGAGGAAATGGTTCGCCAGCTCTACGACGAAGTCATCGCCAGAGAGTACACCGGCATGAAGGAGATCTACGAGGCCACCGGCAAGCAGTTCATCCCCTACGAGCAGAACGCTGAGCTCCAGCAGCTCGTGGACGCGATGGTGCAGCAGAGCACGGAGGAGCTCTTCAACATCACGAAGAGCACCGGCTTCATGGTCGACATGGGCAACGGCTCCAAGGTCTTCACGCCACTCTCGGAGATCTACAACGGCTACCTGGACGACGCCATCAACGGCATGGTCAACGGTGCCTACGATTACAACACACTCACCCGCAAGATGGTGAACCAGATGACAGCCTCCGGGCTGCGGACGGATCACCAGTTCAAGGACGGCGGGGGCGACTACGGCGTCGACTACGCCAGCGGCCACCACAACCGCATCGACGTGGCAGCACGCAGGGCGCTCCTGACAGGCTTCGGCCAAGTGGCCGGACATGTCACCGACCTCAACGCCCAGAGGCTCGGCACGAACTACTTCGAGGTCTCCTGGCATGGAGGCTCGCGACCTTCCCACGCACTGTGGCAGGGGCGCGTGTTCAGCAAGGAGGAGCTGCGGAGCGTCTGCGGACTGGGTCAAGGCGGCGGCCTGCTCGGCTGGAACTGCCGCCACACATACTATCCCTTTATCCCTGGCGTGAGCCAGCGCCAGTACTCAGACGAGTGGCTGGAGCAGAAGGCAGCCGAGGAGGCTGAGACAGTCAAGTGGAGGGGCAAGGAGTACAACGCCTACCAGGCCACACAGCGCCAGCGTCAGCTGGAGACAGCAATGAGAGCACGCCGCGAACAGGTGCAGCTTCTCAGACAGTCCGGCGCCGATCCGGAGACGATCACCGAGTACCAGTGCAAGTACCAGGCGACGCTCCAGGAGTACAGAGCCTTCTCCGAGAAGATGCACCTCGAGACGCAGATGGAGAGAGTCTACACCGGAAGAACACCGGGCAGGATCTCGCCAAGCCCTCAGAAGTACGCAGCATGGCAGGCGGAACAGATCAACCGCGCAAAGGAGCGCCAGGAGGAGAGACGCCGCAAGGATATGGACGCAGCAAACTCAGCA